TCTGCTCGCGGTGATTGCTGGCGGCAACCTCAATGATGGCCGGAACTACGGCCCTCGTTACTTCAACTGCAACAATGCCCCGTCGAACTCGAACTGGAACCGCCGCGCGCGTCTTTCTTTATGCGTTCCCATAAATTATTGCACACCATTTCGCCGCCCTAGAGGCAGCCGGACCCGGAGAATGGGCCGCCTTGCCACTCGGCAAAAATACGCCACATCAGGTGGGAGCTAGTAGGACCGGACAGGCCTCGAAAACCCTCAAGGCTAAAAGAAAGAGGTGAATGCCTGTTGAAAAGGGCAGGATTCCTGTATGAAAAGCTCCTCGACAGAGGGCTTATCAGGGACGCCATCATAAAGGCATCACGGAAAAAGCGTCGCCGGAGGTCGGTTAGACGCATCCTGAATAATATCGACCATTACGTCGATGAACTCTACACCATGATTGCGAACGAGAGCTTTACGCCCTCACCGTACCGGAGATTCCAAATCAAGGACGGCGCGACGCAAAAGGTGAGAGAAATTTGTTGCCCGAAATTCTACCCCGACCAAATCGTCCACTGGATGATGATACTCGTTCTCGAACCCGTGTTTATGCGCGGGATGTGCGAAACGAACTGCGGCAGCGTCCCCGGGCGCGGCGCGCACTACGGAAAGAAGCACATCGAGAAGTGGTACAAGCTGGACAGGAAGAACACAAAATATTGCGCAAAGCTCGACATCCGAAAATTCTACCCATCGACTAAGGCTCCGGCCGTTATGCAGGAACTGCGGCACGTTATCAAGTGCAAGCGGATGCTGCGGCTGTGTGAGACGGTGTTGAACAGCTCGGACGGCCTGCCGATTGGCAATTACACCTCACAGTGGTTTGCGAACTTCCTTCTGCAGCGGCTCGACCATTTCATCAAGGAAGTGCTCCGCATACGGTATTTTGTCCGGTACATGGATGATATGTGTCTCTGGGCATCGAGCAAAAAGCTCCTGCACAGAGCGGTAAAAGCAATCGAGAAGTTTCTGGTGGGTCTCGGCCTTGTGTTAAAGGCCAACTGGCAGATATTCCCGACGGCTGCCCGCGCGGTGGATTTTCTTGGATTCCGATTCTTCCGCGAGAAAACGACCTTGCGAAAGAACCTCGCTCTGCGCTTGAGGCGGAGGGTGAAGAAAACCTACAAGCATACCCAGAAAACAGGCAGAGTGCGAGCGCGGGATGCAGCAGCGGTTATGAGCTACTGCGGATGGCTGAAACACGCACATTGCCACGGCTTTTTCGTGAAGTACGTCAAGCCGTATGTGAACTTCAAAAAGCTAAAGGAGGCTATCAGACATGAAGCGAGAATACGCGCACGAACCGCCTATTGTGTCGGTAACGCAGCTCAACCCCGAACAGTGTGAGGTGCTGCTGCACGAGAACATCAACGCGGAGACCCGCACCACGACCGGCGCAAACGGCGAGGAGCAGACCACCGTATACACGGCACAGGAGTACACCCTCATCATCCCGTGGCGGGAGGGCATCGAGGACAGCATCAAGACCAACGTCGCCGCATGGACCGAAATGGCCCGCAAGCAGGAGCTCGAAGAGCTGCTGCCTGAAAAGCTGACCGAGCTGGATAATGCCTGCCGCAAGGCCATCGTCGAGGGCTGCTGGGTCGAGCTGGCGGACGGCTCCACCCAGCACTTTGCGCTGACGGAGGCAGACCAGATTAACCTCAACGTCGCGCTCGAAGCCGTGAAAGCAGGCGCGGAGGGCTATCCCTATCACGCGGATGGTGAGCTGTGCCGTGTGTTCAGCGCGGCCGACATCAACGCTGTCGCAGCAGCGGCCGTGGCGCACAAGCTCTACCACACCACCTATTTCAACCACGCGAAGCAGTGGGCCACCCGCGCCAAGACGGCAGACGAGCTGGCCGGTATCCACTACGGCGCACAGCTCCCGGAGGACCTTGCGGCCAACATGGCAAAGGTCATCGCTAGTGTATCGGGCCAGTAAGGCAGCCGTGCTGTTCCTGACAGGCGGCACGGCCTACGCGCTGCTTGAGACGGCATGGCGCGGTCACACGCACTGGACGATGTTCGTCCTCGGCGGATTCCTTTTCCTGATTCTAGGCGAGCTGAACGAGGGCTTGCTCGAATGGGATACCCCGCTCATTTTGCAGGGCATCATCGGTTCGGCCATCGTGACAGGGGCGGAGCTCGCAACCGGGATGATTCTCAACGTCTGGCTCGGCCTCGGCGTTTGGAATTACTCCGGGATGCCGCTCAACTACAAAGGGCAGATTTGCCTCCCGTTTAGCATCCTGTGGATTTTCGTGTCCATAGCGGCCGTCGTCCTCGATGACTGGCTGCGATACTGGCTGTTTGGGGAGGAGCGTCCGCACTACACACTGTTCCGGCGCGGCGAGAGCCGCTGAAAGGAGTCGCCAATGAACCGCGAGGAGAGGCTCGAACAGCTTTTGACGGCCACCGTTAAGCTGCTCGACCGGTGGGAGGAATACTCCCTCGAAACGAACTGCGGGGAGCCGGAGGGCTACGGAGCAGCCCGCGCGGTGGTACACGCAGAATTTTCCGTACTCAAACAGACCGATAAAGGAGACGTCGAGAATGAGCGTAATTACCTTTAAGCCGAACGACCACACGAAAATCACCACAGACTTCGAGCGGTACGAGTTTGCCTGCCCGTGCGGATGCACGGCGCAGATGATTGACCCGGAGCTCGTCCAGAAGATGCAGACCATCCGCACCAAGCTCGGCAAGGCCATCAAGGTTACGTCTGGCTACCGGTGCGTGAAGCACAACGCAGACCCGAAAGTCGGCGGCAGCCGGACAAGCCGCCACCTCTACGGCATTGCGGCCGACTGGCGCACGAGGGACCGGAGCGTAAACCCCGTTGCCCTCGGTATCATCGCGGCCGCACAGGGCTTTGGCGCGGTCGGCATCTACTGGCACGACAAGGCCGCCATTGTCCACACCGACACGCGCGGAGGCAAGGCTACATGGCTTTGCGTCCAGCCCGGCGTGTATCCCAGCACCACCTACAATAAGTTTGTCCTGCCGACCATCGAGCAGGGTTGCGAGGGAGCTGCTAACCGCGCAGCTACGGTTATGCTGCAGCGGCTCCTCGGCATCCCGCACGACGGCAGTTTTGGCCCGGCTACCACAAAGGCACTGATGACGGCCCAGCGTAAGCACGGACTTGTCCCGGATGGCATTTGCGGCCCAAAGAGCTGGACTGCCCTGTCAGGCGCAGACAAATATCTGTGAGGGAGGAGGTGATACCCATGTGGGAGTTCATTGTCCAGTATTGGGCGGAGTGGGCTTTCGGACTGCTTGGCACGGCGATTATCGCCGTAGCCATCAAGTACAAAGCCCTCCTCGACGGCGTACTGGCTATTCTGCACGACCGTATTTATCAGGCCTGCCAGCACTACATTCAGCAGGGCTACATCGACGCGAGCGGCCTGAAAAATTTGGAGTACCTCTATCGCAGCTACCACACGCTTGGGGGGAACGGGACCGGGACCGAATTGTACAACCGGGCCAAAGCTCTCCCCATCCACGACAACTGATTTTCAACAGAAAGGACAACACTATGAACAACAATCACATCTCCGCTGGCACCATCGCCCGTACCGCAGCTCTGGCTCTGGCACTGACTAACCAGATTTTGAGCGCAGCGGGCAAGCCCGTCATCCCCATCGACAACGCACAGCTCGAGCAGTTCATCACCACCGGCTTTACCGTCGGCGCGAGCATCGTGAACTGGTGGTATAACCAGTCCTTCACGCAGGCAGCCATCGAGGGCGATAAGACCTACGAGAACATCAAGAATCGGATTCGCTAAGGACGCCCCAGCAGCTACCACATAACAGCACGAGCCTCCCGGCATTCCTCGCACAAGAGGGCCGGGAGGCTCTTTTTTTATTGCCGCTTTTTGCAATATCTTCCCAGGAAACGCACTTAAAACGGCATTTCCGGCGCGGTTATTCTCGTAAAAAGACATTTTCGGGACAGAAATGCACTTTTTGATACATTTTCTATCATTTCCGTGGATAACCGCAGAAAAACGGCGCGGAAATACCAGAATGACCCGAAAAGTGGAAAACTAGGTGGAAAAAGTTGATAAAAGGGTCATACGAGACAACACACGCAGTTGTCCCAAAATACCACGAAAAGCAATATAACCGGAGCGGAAATACCGTTTTGAACGCATATCCGCGCGGATATGCACTGAAAGCAGCATTTCCGGGTATTTCCGGCGAAACAATCGACAAAGTAGAGTAGAGTAAAGAAGAGTAGAGTAGAGAATATATTATACTCAGCGATTTTGCAATCGCTGGCGCGAAAGCCGTTGCCATTGTCCCTGTTAGGTGCTATCATAAAAGCACGACCACCAACACAGGACAGGAGGACAACAGTTATGGGTAACACAACTGCGTCCCTCACCCACGAACAACTGTTCGGGGGGGGGGTAACAAGTAGCGGCGCGCGATTCGTAGACCCGGCCAGCATCCCAATGGACGAGGTACGGGAGAGGCTGAAACAGCAGTGCGCGTACAAGCCATCGCTCGAAATCAACTTCGTAATGAGCAGGGATTCCAAGATTGCTTGCTTTTGGGGAAAGCAATTCTACATCACGGACGATTCATTCACCCCGGAGCTGGTGTACGAAACAGAATCTTTTGTAAACGCGGCCTCCATTTCAGACGGCTCAAGATACGCCGTGTGCCAGACAGCGCACAACGCCCGGAACGACGAGGACAGCGGAGCATTCGCTGTGATAGATGTTCTGCACAAAAAGGTACTAGGAAAATACCACACAGAGCATGGCTGGAAGTACATGACACGCCTGTATGTGGACGAACGGGAAAAGTGCTTTTGGGCATACTTTGGCGATGACAAAGAAAAAGTGAGCTTTGCGGACCGCGTGAAAGAGGAGCCGTCGCCGGAGCAGAAACCGGAACAGCCCAAAAAAGAAAACCCGGCAGCGGAGCCGAGCAAAAAGCAGAACAAAAAGGCGAACATCATAGCCATCGCTGTTGCTGTGTTCTTTGCGTTCATGCTTTTTGGCGGATTCGACCTTATAGCACCCCGAAAGAGAACAACCAGCACAACCAGAGTATCGACGCCGGAGACGAACCGGAGCATACTCGAAGAAACCGCGCTGAACGCGCTGGACAAAGAAAGCGCAGCCTACATATCGTCGATTGATGCATTCTATTACAGCGGCAAGTACACGCTCACCGTCCGAACCGTTTCCTCTGGCGGCCTGTATCTCCCGATAGTGGCGGAGCAGACGGCGCAGGCAGTGTTCGACAAAGCGGCAGAGCTTGGTATCACGCTTTCGGAGTACAAGGTCGAGGAGTTCAGCGAGGGCAACAGCAGCAAGGTGGAAAACCTGATACTTTGGAAAAGCGCGGATGGTGTAACCGGAACCTACACAGACGACACCGGCAGCAGCCCGTACATCGAGACAGATGTTACCATCGAGAGGCTGGCGGAAATCGTGAGATGACCCAGCAAGTGACGAAAGCCTCCTGCGGAGACCCGCAAAGCGTCGTTGTGGCTAGGCGGCAAACTTTACGGCCAGACCACAAAAGCCCGAAATCGAAGCCCCGGAGCCGTGCTCGTGACGTTCTACGGCTCAACGCAGGAGAAAGCACTCTGAAAAGCTACAGGCAAATAGCCAGCAAGTTAAAATCAGCCTGCGGGAGACGGCCCACAGGGAGGTGATGGAGAGGGCTGCACGGGGACCACGAACAGCCCTCCCGTCACAATGGCTGCTCCGAAACACCCGCAGCGGGAAGAACGGCGCGCGCAAATCCTGTATGCGCGGCAGCGGCTCGACCGCTGGCGGGCATAGGAGGCAAGCATGGAACAGTCTATTTATGAGCTCTACATGGAGCAGGTCAACCCGCAGGACACCCGCGAAATCATGCAGGCAGAGGACACGCTCACCGCGCTGCTCAAGCTGGTGGATAACCGCGAATTGCGCGACGCCATCGACCGCGCAGCAGGCCGCGTTGCCTACCTCCGAGAAGTAGCGGCATTTGAGGCCGGTTACGGCTTTATGCCCGAATAACAAAAAGGGAGACCCGGCGTAGTGCCGGGTCTCCTGTTCGCTTTCAGGCTGGTTGCTGTACAGAAAACATCCTTCGCCGTCAACCGCCTGCGCTTTCTTTGATACGCTTGAACATCTCAAATTGCTTTCCGTACTGTTCCATATAGGAACGGATATTTATTTTTTGAACCCCGGAACGGCCCTTGCTGCCTCCGCTCTCAATTTGATAAGCTCCTTTTTCTTCTCGAAATTTTCACCATACCTTTCCATAAAGGTGCGGACATTCATATTCTTCTGCCCACTCGGGAAGGTAAATTCATCTGAAACGCCATCTTTTGCGACAGTATAGACATCCTTTGATGTATACTGCTTTTCTAGCTTGACCTCGAAACCGCGTTCCAGCAGCCAAGAGACAGCAGCCTCCTCCTGTTTGGAGAAATCCCATTTTTTGTTCTCGATTCCTTTTACAGCATTCATTTTGCACTCCTACTTTATTTGTTCTCCAAAAGTCCCAAATATTCTTCGATTGAAATGCCGAGCGCAGCAGCGACGGCGTGAATCTGGTAAACATCGCGCGGAATCCGGCGACCGGCCTCCCATTCCTCGAGCGTCCGCAGTGGGACGCCAGAGAGCTGCGACAGCCGGGTGCGGGTCATCTCGCGAGCCTCGCGCAACCCGGTGATGCGGGCGGCAACAGGCGTTAAAGCTGGCATCTTGAAATCCCCCTTGAATCTGCTATAATAGAAATGTCGGAGAAGTGAGGCATCTGCAAGCTGTTTCTCACTCCCCCGGCGTTTCAGAACTCAGGCCGCCGTCATCGGCCTTTGTTCTTCATCGGAGAGCCCTGCTTACTTGTTGAGCAGGGCTTTAATTTTTTCCTTGGCCTCCTCGAGGTCTTTGCAACCTTCGAGAATTTCAAGAATCTTACGGGTCTGATTCTCCTCGGTCTTTTCGACCAACAGCTCGCCGAGATTCATATCGTCCATGACGTTCTCCTTTCCGGCCTTGCCACCTTACTCGTTGAGGAGCATCCCCCTCAACTGACTATATTATACCACGCGGACGCGTGGAAAGCAAGAGCAAAATGGCAATTTCTTGAAATATTTTTGCGTACCTGTGAAAGATTTACTGCTCGATGTACCGAAAGAGAAAACCGCCCGCATGGGGTAACTTTCCCTTGCATACCTTTCCGATTGCGCTGTCATCCAGACCGGTAGCACGGGAGGCAGCAGCGATACTCGGATACTCATGTATGACCTGATTTGTCTTGCGGTCAATCTGGCAGACCGGAGCGAGCGTTGAGCCGTGATAGGCCCGGACGCTCCGGCCGTATCCGTCGCCCGGTTCGGGAGCCGTCTTTCCGTTCCACTTTGCGCCGGATGCAAGACCGCCGAAAAGAAAACCCTGCATCTCGTAGGCGCGGGACAGACGCCCCAGCAGCGTGTCGAGCTGGTCGCGCTGGTTGCGGTCGAGAGACTTGAGGAACGCGTCAATCTCCTTTTCGGCCTCGACAACCTCCTGAATCCCGACGTGCAAAACGTCGTTTTGCTCATACTTCTCATACAACGTCCGATAGACAGCAGCCACGGTACAGGCCTCCTTACATCCCGGCTATAACATCTGCGAGCTCCTCGGGAGAAGCATTCACCCAATCTGCGAGCTCTTTCTTTGTCTCCTCGTAATCTTCCAGCACGACGGCAGCAGCCTCATTCTGCCCGTCGATTGCCCGCCCGGAGGACAGGTCATCTGCAGCGACAAGGCGCAGGATGGCGACGGCGCGCCGGAGGCTCATTTTCTTTCTTCCCATTCTGCGGACACCTCCCCATTTTTGTAAAAGAGCTTTGCACGGCGCAGGCGGAACGCCTCAAGAATGAGCGCGAAAGCCGTGTCGCAGGTGGCGTAGACCATCTCGAAACCCGGCATACAAAACAGACCGGCGTTGTAGAAATTGGCGGCCAGCTCGACGACGATGCGCTCGTTCTGGCTCAAATTGAACGCCTCCTTTGCAGCTGCAAACGCCATGTAGTCATCACCGATGACGGCAATACGGAGCTCCGGCCAGCGAGTGAGCGCGGAGAGCAGATACAGAGACGCGCCCCAATACGGATTGATGCGCCCGGATTCGGGATTTACGATGTGCGGAATCCGCTGAAGCTCAGACAGGAACGCGGCCTCGTGCTCCGGGCTTTTGTATGTGATATTTATTTCCATGCGAACCTCCTTTACATATCGACCGAAACAAAATGATAGGCGTACCAGCAACCGCGACGGCGAAAGAGCCTGACGCGGGTGGTAAAGAACTGACCGGAGCACCCCATGCCGTCATAACGGTCGTCGCGGTAGGCCCGGTGCATATAGAACCATTCGAGAACGCTCTCTTTTGAGAGGGGAGAGAGCTTCTCTGGCAGCTTAACGAGCTCGACGAAAGAATCGAGCTCGTCGCGGACGATGTGGCAATCGGAAACCCGATTGACGTATTCTCGGATGTCGCGCTTGAGCTGAGTGACGAACTCCTCGACGCGCTCACTACGCACCGGACCGGGAAACCGCTCGAACATGAGCAGGACATCGTATGCCTCCTTGAGGCTGTCGTAATCGTGAATATCGCGGGACATTAGGCTCCCTCCCTTTCTTCCTTTACCTTGCGGAGCTCCTCGAGAAACTCGGGGAGCGGCAGCCGCTCGAGCTGATACTCCCGGCGCGCGGCCGGAGACAGGCCGTTGAGCCATGTCTCGTACTTTACCCGCTCCTGCTCTGCGCAGGCCCGGATGCTTGCGAGAGCATCCGCAGGCGGGTAATCCTCGCCGACGTACCAAGTGATTTTCCCCTCGTTGGAGATGTGGGCGACCATCTTGAAATCGCCGTCCTCCATCACGGCGGAGTTACAGACCGTTACGCCGTTACCGAGACAGCCAAGGAACAACTTGAAATTCTGGGCAGCCATCAGTAAATCTCCTCCTCAAGCATCTTTTTGCTGAACCGCTCAATCTCCTCGAGAGAGGTCCACTCCGGCTTCTCGTCGTCGGAAAAGCTGTCCCACAGGATGCGCATGGCCTGAATATGATTCTCAACGCAGCAGCCCCAGAGGTACTTGCTGAAACGCGAGCCGCAGCCGAGGAAATACTTGCAGTCCTGAATACAGCGGCTCAAGAGTCTGTAGCGAAACTCGGCATCGGAGCCGACAAGGTCAGTAGCGACGTTGCCGAAATAATGAAATTCCGCGTCGCCAGCGAAGTAGAGCGTGACACTGGCATCGAGGCTGCGCGGCCAGCCGTCCGGGTACGGACGGGTCGAGCCGTCAGAGAAGTGGGTCATCGCTGTTGCGGTCACCCCGATGGCGGCCTCGTTCTCACGGGGGCGGCAGAAGAACGTGCGAATCTGGATGCGCTCACACTCCATGGAACCGGCATTCCCGATACTGTCAGGGAACAGGGACACGGCCGGGTCATACCCGGCAGCTTTCAAACGCTCAAGAACGGTCATATCTCTTATGCCTCCATTTCGATGTCGAGCAGCTCCATGCTGCCGTATACACAGCGCTCGGAAATCTCGCGGGCTCTTTTGCGAGCAGAGGGCAGCGAGACGGCCTCAATCTTGCGTTCAGTGACGTAACCGCCATTCTTGAACTGGGGATTGTGGCGGAAGAAAGTTGCCTTGTAGGACTTCGTTTTCATAGTTGACACTCCTTTGCGGTTTGGCTCCCGCGACCATCTTGCCAAAGACGGCAAAATGGTTTCGGCCCTTGCCACAGGGCCATCATCAGGCGAGCACATCGGAGTAGGCGACCTTTGCAGCCTTGAGGGTTTTGAACATCTCGACGACATTTCCACCGCAGTCGGCGTACACACACCACCGCCAGCAGAAGCGGCCATTGATGCGGACCATGCGTTGCTCGAGGCAGACCTCGTTGTCCTCCCGCACATATCGGTCATATGCACGGTTGCGAATGTGGATAAACTTCATACAAACCCTCCTTTACCGCGCCTCTGCGACGCTCTCGTAGCCCCAGCAGAAAACCCTGCGACCCATCTTCTCGCAGCGGGATTTTAACTCTCTCGCTGCGCTGTCGGCGGAGCTGATGCTCTTGTAACCGCACTCCACAACAGAACCGGCCGGAACCTTGCTCCCAAACGTGGAGCCGTTCTTTCCGGCGTACATCTTGAACTGGTTACCCGTCCAAGGCTCCTCGGCCTTGACGAACCCGAAATACCTTACCTGCGTCATAACACGCACCTCCTTAATCTCTGTTCTCACGCTTCCACATGAGGAAGTTTTGGTAATCATCTTGACCCATCGAGACCGGCTTGCTCGTGTTGATGAAATCGGGGCAACCGAAGCAGACGAGCTCGTCCGGATTTCTGCGGGTCTGCGTCAGAACTTTGGCAGGGACGACGGTCTTCAGCGCCTTTCCGGACGGGACGCCCGGAACCTCGATGCGCCGGAGCAGCATATTGAAGTCGTAGTACCAGTCGAGATTCATGTACCGCTCCTCGCTGTCCGTGCTCTCGATTTCCTTGATGTACTCGGCCAGAGCACCGCGCACATCAAGACGAACCGGAGCGACGCTGTCGTCGTAGCTGTCGTAGAGGGTGATGGTCTCGGCCTTGCCGAAACGAACGGTCATGGCGGCAACGCTGCCGGTGTACTTGTAGAGCTCCATAAAAACCTCCTACCCGAAACGGGTCTTACTGCTTGCTTAACGCCCCTAAAAGGGACACGCGAAAGCAAAAAAATTAAGCGACCTCAACCATACCGGCCAGACCGTAGAGGAGCTCGTGGTCCTCAAAGGAGATGCGCTCTTCCTCGAATGCACGGTCAATCTGCCAGTAGCACTCGTCGCGGTCGTTCTCGGTCTTGATGGCGGCAATGGATTTCACGATTTTCTTGAACATCTTGAGCACCTCCATTAACCAGCGTAAGCGAGAACACAAAGGAAGTTGTCCTTCTGGGATGCTCTCTCGACAAACTTGTCGCGGGCGGCAGCAGTCTTGAAAGACTTGCGCTTGGTGACGACTTCGTCGCGCTTGTTTACTTCCTGATAGGTCACTTCAAACATCTTTTTGTCCTCCTACCCGTTTTGGGTCATAGCGTTTTCTTGTACCCTCATTATAGACCCTAAAAGGGACAATGTCAAGTAAAATCTGGCAATTTGTGGCAAAAAGTTTTCGAGAATGACGCTTTTTGCGGCATTATGCACGAAACGGCGGCAGAACAGAAAGAAAGCAGGAGCCCGGAGGCCCCTGCTGATATGGTTATCCTGTTTATCCTAATGAATTTGACCACAACAATTACAAGCACAAGGATTTTTCGCTGCTGAGCAAGAAATCGCACTTCACCGATGATACGGTCATGACCGTTGCGGTGGCACGGGGATTGATTGCAGGTAAAGGCATCCCGGAGAGAACATTTGAAGAAACAAAGAGCGAGATGCGCATTTGGGGAGAAACATACCCTCATGCCGGTTACGGCGGGATGTTCCGCCGGTGGCTGCACGCAGAAAATCCGAATCCCTATGGCAGTTTCGGCAACGGCTCGGCTATGCGGGTGTCGGCAGCGGGCTGGCTGTTCGATACGCTGGACAAAACGCTGGAAATGGCAAAAGTGACCGCTGAAGTCACCCACAACCACCCGGAGGGCATCAAAGGCGCGCAGGCCACGGCGGCAGTGATTTTTCTGGCCCGTACCGGCCACAGCAAGCCGGAAATCAAACAATATGTGGAGCAGACCTTCGGTTATGACCTGAACCGTACCTGCGATGAAATTCGGCCGACCTATCATCATGTGGAGACCTGTCAGGAAACTGTGCCGGAAGCAATCATTGCTTTTCTGGAAAGCGTCAGTTTTGAGGATGCACTTCGCAATGCGGTCTCTCTGGGCGGCGACAGCGACACCCTTGCCTGCATCACCGGCGGCATTGCCGAAGCTTTTTACGGGATGCCGCAGGAACTGCGGGACGAGACTTTGAAACGTCTGCCGGAGGATATCCGGGAAGCATATGAACTGTTGTGCTTCATGATTGCCAAGATGATATAAAATGCGATGATACGACTGAATTTTGAAAAGATTGCATAGGATTTTATAAAAGTATTATTCTTTTATGAATTTTAGCACTCTTCTATTGACATTGCTAATGAGCGGTGCTATAACAGTGGCGTGCTCAGGAGGAAGGGCAAAAGGAGAGCCGCTAGGCTCCCCGGAAAGCCCTTCCGAGTGGACGCTTCAGATTTTTTGCCCCGACCCGAACGCCGGGATTGGAGGAATGATTTATGCTTATGCCGACTG